ATGGCCGGCACCTTCGACTTCGACCAGGTGAACAGCAGCCCCGTGGCGGTGATCAGGTATCCGGCGATCTCGGTGTACTGCTACAAGGTCAGCGTCGACCGGGAGACGCGCCCCGGCTGGTCGGCCGTCGGCAGCGTCGACGGCATCGCGCGCATCCCGCTGCGCATGGACCTGATGATCGCCGCCTGGGACACGGTGGTGGAGGCGGAGCTGGAGTGGCTGGGGCTGGCCGCGCAGATCCTGGAGAGCGAACCCATCCTGACCGGCCCGCTCCTGCACCCCAGCGGGGACTGGGAACCGAGCGACATGGTGCAGATCGTGCCGGACGACGTCGCCCTGGAGTCGATGAGCGAGGCGTTCCAGGCCCTCACCACCGACTACCGGCTCTCCCTGCTGTATATCGCGCGGGTGATCACCATCCGGGGCCGGCGCGAACGGGCGGACGAACCGGTGACCACCGTCGCCGCGGCCATGGCCGAGGTGGCATCGTGACCCGGCCGGCCGCCCTGCCGGCGATGACCCTGCAGGCGTTGCTCGAGCAGGCCGACGTCCTGCACCGGCTGGCGCTGGCGGTGGACTGCCGGGACACCGTGACGGGCCACCGGGTGGCGACCGAGGTCCAGATCGGCCGCGAGGTGCCGCTGGCGGTGCTGCCGCGAGGGTATGACCCCGCCTGGCCGTGCCGGGACCTGATCGCCAAGGGCGCGGGCCGCGCGATCATCATGCTGGACCTGCGCGCGCCGACCAAAGTGCGGCTGCGGATCGCAGACCCGCGCCGGCGCTACGTAGCGCGCCGGTTCGACCTGCCGTTGTGGACCCTGCGGGAGGTACTCGACGCGGAGAGCGCGGGCTCGCCGGTGCCAGCTGCCGCCCGGATGCTCCGCCCCTGGCTGCTGCCGGGGTCGGGTGCGGTCCTGTCCCGGGGCGCGACCACCGTCCGCGGCCGGGTCGTCCGGGGCATCGATCCCGTGCGCTGGCCCCGGATCACGGCCCGGGGTCCCGGCCAGCAGGCTGTCGGCTGGGCGCACGGCGACGAGCGCGGCGAGTTCGTGCTCGTCATCGAGGACACCGGGACGCTGCCGCCCCCGGCTCCGACTCAGTTCCAGGTCCAGCTCTCCGTGACCGCCAAGCTGCCGGCGGCCCCCGACCCGTTCGACCCGTACGCCGATCTCACCGTCGAACCGCTCCCGCGGCCGACGGTGCCGCCTGGCCCGGACGACCTCGACGGCGTGCTCCGCGGGCGCAAGACGCCGGCCGACCACGTTCCGTCCACCACCGTCCCGCCTCCCATTTCCGTCCCGGTCGGCCAGGAGCTCCTGCTGGCCGCGCCGGTCCCTTTCACCACGTGATCGAAGACCCAGGAGGTCTGCATGCCTGAGTACCTGACTCCGGGCGTCTACCTGGAAGAGACGAGCTTCCGGTCGCGGTCCATCGAAGGCGTGCCGACCAGCACGTTCGGCATGGCCGGGCTGACCAGGTACGGCCCGGTCCCCTATCAGCTGGGAACGCCCGCGGTGACCATGGTCAACAAGCCGACCCTGGTCACCAGCTTCACCGAGTTCGAGCGGGCCTTCGGCAGCCTCGAGGACGTCGGCACCGGCAATGACACGCGCAACTACCTGGCCTACGCGGCGAAGTCGTTCTTCGACAACGGCGGCCGCCGACTCTACGTGTCCCGGGTCTTCCCGTTCACCAGGAACAACGGCGTCATCACGGTGGACACCGACTTCGCGAAGCTCGACACCGGGAACCCCGCGGCGGCCACCTGGCGGGCACGCTGGCCCGGCCTGGCCGGCCAGGAGATCAGCATCCAGGTCACCTTCCAGCGCAGCAAGAACATCCTCGGAACCGTGAACGGCACGGCCACGCTGCGCGGCGCGCAGCCGGGTGCCCTGATCGAGCTGGTGGACGACCGCACCAAGATCCCCGGTGACACCACCGCTCCCGTGCCGGCCAACCTGCGGCAGGTGGACCGCCTCGGCAACGGCCTGGGATACGTCGACCCCGCGACCGGGCAGGTAACCGCGATCCAGGACAACGCGCCCCAGGGCGCGTGCCACCTCACCCTCACGGTCACCGTGCAGATGGGCGACATACGCGTGGACGCCTATCCCGGGCTCGAGCTGGACGCGCGCCCCCTGACGCTCGACGCTCAGAACCCGCGGTCCATCTTCCGCGTGCTGCAGGCGGAACGGCCGGCCGACGACCTCAGCCTGGTCTACCTGCTCGCGGCGGCCCCCGCCGCGGGCGCCCAGCCGCCGTCGGCCGCGAGCCTGCTCGCCGCGCTGCTCAGCCTGGCCGCGCCGACCTACCTCACCGGCGGCGGGGACGGCGGCCCGCTGTCGACGGACGGGCGGGACGGCCTGCAGGGCGAGGCGTCGGACGTCGACGATCCGAAGATCGCGGCGACCGGCCTGGCCGCCCTGGCCGAGATCGACGACATCGCGATCGTGGCGATGCCCGACTCCGTGCGCTTCGGGACCGAAGACGAGCAGAAGGTCGCGGTCGACTACCTGATCGAGCACTGCGAGCAGCAGCGCTACCGGATCGCCATCGCCGACCCCCCGGTGGACAGCTCGATGTCGGGGGTGCGGGAGTTCCGCTCGCACTTCGACACTAAGTACGCGGCGATGTACTACCCCTGGGTGGAGATCCTGGACCCGCTGGCGAAGAACGATCCCGGCGCCGCCCCGGCCAAACTGCAGCTGCCGCCGTCCGGCTTCGCGGCCGGGATCTACGCCCGCAGCGACATCCAGCGTGGCGTGCACAAGGCCCCGGCGAACGAGGTCGTGCTCGGGATCACCCGGCTGATGCAGAACGTCACGTTCGACCGTCAGTCAGTGCTGAACCCCGAGGGGATCAACGCGCTGCGCTCCTTCCCAGGTCGCGGTGACAGGATCTGGGGCGCCCGCACGATGAGCTCGGACCCCGAGTGGAAGTACGTCAATGTGCGCCGCCTGTTCATCTACCTCGAGCACTCGATCGACAAGAGCACGCAGTGGGCGGTCTTCGAGCCGAACAACGAAATGCTCTGGGCGAGTATCCGGCAGACGATCTCCGACTTCCTGATCGCCACGTGGCGCACCGGGGCGCTCATGGGGACCAAGCCGGAGGAGGCGTTCTTCGTCCGCTGCGACCGGACCACGATGACCCAGAACGACCTGGACAACGGCCGGCTGATCTGCCTGATCGGCGTGGCCCCGACCTACCCCGCCGAGTTCGTGATCTTCCGCATCGGCCAGTGGACCGCCGACGCGCAGCAGAGCTGACCCTCAGCCGGTCCTGGAGGCAGGCATGGCAACACGCGACAACCCTTACGGCGCCTTCAACTTCATGGTGCAGCTCGGCAACACGGGCGGCCAGGACGAGATCGCGGCCGGTTTCTCCGACGTCAGCGGGCTGGGGAACGAGGTGAAGTACTCCGAGTACCGCAACGGCAACGACAAGGCCAACCACGTGCGCAAGGTGCCGAACACCAACACCACGGACGACGTCACGCTCAAACGCGGCCTGATCGGCGATCTGCGCCTGTTCGACTGGCTCAGCTCCACCCGGGACGGCGACTTCAGCCCGCAGACCGTCACCATCACCCTGCTCGACGAGCGCCGGACCGCCGTCTGCCGGTGGATCCTCCAGTCGGCCCAGCCCAAGAAGTGGGTCGGGCCGACCCTGGCGGCCAAGGGCGGCGGCGAGGTGGCGATGGAGGAGCTGCACCTAGTCGCCGAGCAGGTCGACTTCGAGTCGGCCTGACGGCCCGGCCAGGCACGGCACGACCGGTGAACGGAGCAGGCACGTGAGCGTTGGCGTGTATCTGGGCGCCCCCGGCGTATACCCGGCCCCGCCACTGGCCCAGGACGCCGCCCTGGGCCCGATCCGGCTGGACGTCACCGGTTTCGTCGGCGTGACCTGGCGCGGCCCGGTGAACGAACCGGTGCTGATCACGAGCTGGTCGCAGTTCCTCGACCGGTTCGGCGGCCTGACCGACCCAGACGGGCGCGCGTGCCCGGGCCTGCTGCCGCTCGCGGTCCGTGCCTTCTTCGACCAGGGCGGCGTCCGCGCCTGGGTGAACCGGATCGGCCCGGTCACCGATGACCCGCTGGCGTCGGCGGAGCTCGAGCTCGGGAAGCTGGGGCCCCGGCTGACGGCGGCCGGCGAGGGCTCATGGGGAGGCCGGCTGGCGGCGACGCTCACGTTCGACACGTCCAGCTCGTTCCGGGCGCTGGCCGGCGGCCCGGGAGTACTGCGGCCCGGCGAACTGGCCGTCCCGGACGCGGTCAGCCTGCCGGACGGGTCGCTCGTGCGGCTCGGCGGGACGGCGGACGACCCGTTCGGGACCCTGCACTGGGTGACGGGAACGCTCGAGCATCCGCTGCCGGGCGGCGGCCGGCTGCGGGCGGCGCGGCTCGACCCGGCGCCTCCCGCGGGCACGGACCCCGGCCGGGTCGCGGTGGTCACCGGGACGCTGGCCGTCCGGGACGGCGACCCCACGCTGCCGCGGGCCGAGACGATCACCGGGCTGGGGCTGCACCCGGTGCACCCGCGCTACCCGCCGACCGTCCTGGCGGCCGAGTCCCGGCTCGTGCGGGCCGGGACGGGCTGGACGGCGCCGCTGCTGCCGGACCCGGCCCTGACGCCGGTGGACGCGGCCCGGCTCCATGGCGGCCTGGACCGCTTCGCCGAGATCGACGCCGGCAGCCTCTTCGACGCCGACGGCGCGGACGCCGACCCGCTGGACGAGCGGGACGACCACCGTGGCGTCGACCTGGCCGGCCGGGTGGACGAACTGGGCCTGCTGTGCGTCCCCGATCTCACCTGGCAGTGGCGGGCCCTGCCGCCGTCGCCGCCGGACACCCCCGAACCGGTATCCAGCAGCCAGTTCGAGCCGTGCACGACAGCTCCCGCGCCCGTCCTGTACGCCAGCACGGTGCAGGCCACGACCCAGCTCGAAGCGCAGTCCGCCGACGACCTGGCCGAGATCGTGCGCCGCCAGCAGCGGCTGGTGGACGTGGCCGTGCTGCGCCACCGGTTCGTCGCCCTGCTCGATGCCCCCGCCGGGCTCTCCGCGGCCGACCTGAGCACCTGGCGCAGCCACTTCGACACGAGCTTCGCGGCCGCCTACCACCCCTGGCTGAGGGTGGCGGACCCGGCAGGCGGCGCGGCGCAGCCGGCCCCGCCGTCCGCATTCGCGGCCGGCATCATCGCGGCCCGCGAGCAGCAGCTCGGCTTGCCCTGGGGGCCGGCCAACGAGCTGGCCGTGTCGGCGGTGACCGCGACCGACGTGGTCACCGACGCGGTCCACGATCAGCTGCACCGCCTGGGCATCAACGTGTTCCGGGCCGAACGGGACGGCTTCCGGCTCACCGCCGCCCGGACTCTGTCCACTGACCCCGGCTACCGGCAGCTGAGCGTCCGCCGCCTGATGACGATGATCTGCCAGGCGATCGAGCGCGAATCGCAGTGGCTCGTGTTCGAGCCGAATACCCCGGACCTGCGCTCGACGCTGAGCCACGTGCTGACCCAGTTCCTCGCGGACCTGTTCCGCGGCGGGGCGTTCGCCGGGGCGACCGAGGCACAGTCGTTCTTCGTCCGCTGCGACGACACGCTGAACCCGGCGCCCGTACAGGCCCTCGGACGGCTGATCGCGGAGATCGGCGTCGCGCCCGCTTCACCGCTGGAATACCTGATCGTGCGCTTGACGCAGAATGCCGACGGCGGCGTCCAGGTGGTGAGCGGCACATGACCGAATTGGTCGAGCTGATCCAGACCTTCCGGTTCACGGTCACCCTGACCGCGGCCAAGTCGCCCCTTCCCGCGAAGGTGCCTACGCTCGGCATCGGCGCCTTCGCCGAGTGCTCCGGGCTGGAGCTGGAGGCCGACGTCCAGGAATACCTCGAGGGCGGCCGCAACGACGGCGTGGTGCGCCGGGTCGGCCGGGTGAAGCTCTCGCCGCTGGTGCTCAAGCGCGGCATGTTCATCCCCGCGCCGTCCACGCCCGGGAATCCGCCGGCCGGGCCGGGCCCGGGTGGCTCTGGCCCGGCCGGCCCCGGCCCGGGTGGCTCTGCCTCGGGTGGCTCTGGCACCGGCAAGGCCGACTCCGCGCTGTGGGACTGGCTGACCGGGATGGTGAGCGGCCAGCTGCCGATACCGCGGTACAACGGGCTGATCCAGGTCTGGTCCCCCAACGGCCGGCGTGAAGTGGCCCGCTGGACGTTCTGGCGGGGCCTGCCGAACAAGGTGAGCGGACCGGCCTTGAACGCCAAGACGGGCGAGGTCGCAGTCGAGGAGCTTCACATCGTGCACGAGGGCCTGCGGTTCGGGAGCCCGTCATGACATCACCGCGGCCGCTGCCGAGCCCGGTCAAGGCCACCATCCAGGTGATGAAGGCCCAGCCGAACGGCACGGCCGACAAGCCGCCGACCCTGCTGCCGGACGGCGACCCGGTCCCGGTCCAGTTCAACCCGACCAGCCTCAAGCTCGATCGCAACAACGACACCAGCACGGGCGCCAAGACCCTGGCGCAGCGACGTCAGCAGCCAAACGAGGGCCACGCGACCCTCTCTCTCGACCTGATCTTCGACACCGCCGAGGGCGGCCCGGACGGCAACCCGATGGACGTCAGGAGGCTGACCGCCGGCGTCCGGCAGTTCGTCGAGCCCGATCCGCAGCACCCGAAGGACGCACGCCCGGTGCTGAAGTTCGTCTGGGGGAGCTTCGTCTTCACCGGACTAGTCAGCCGGCTCGGCGAGGAGCTGGACTACTTCGCCTCCGATGGCACCGCCTTGCGCGCCAAGGTCAGCCTGAGCCTCACCGAGCAGGACCCGAAGTTCGCGGCCAACCAGACCGGCCCCGGCAGCAGGAACGACGACCAGAGCAGCCCGCCTGACGCCCAGCCGCCGAACACCGGCCCCGGCGCGGCGCCCACGCCCAACCCGAACCAGGCCGCGGCCGCCCAGGCGGGAGAGAGCGTGCAGCAGCTGCTCACCCGGCTGGGCGCCGACCCGTCCGCCTGGCGGTCGGCCATGGCCGGACTCACCACCCCGCTGGGGCTGACCGCGGGCGCGCAGGTGCAGCTGAACGCCTCGATCAGCGCGGGCGCGGGGATCGGGGTCTCGGCCGGGTTCAGCGCCGGGGCGTCGGCCGGGTTCGGCGGCGGGCTCAGCGCGGGCGGCAGCACCGGGGTCGCGGCCGGCGGCGATATCAACGGGACGGCGGCCCTCTCGGCCGAGGCATCGGCGGGGTTCGACTTCTCCGCCCAGGGCGGGATCGCCGCGGCGACCGGGCAAGCTCAGGCGCTCGCGGCGAGCGCGGCGGTGGCGGGTGCCCGGGCCGGGTTCGACGTGCCCAGCGCCGGCGCCGGTATCGGGATCACCGCCGGCGCCGGGATCGGGCTCACCGCCGGCGCGGGGGTGGCCGCGTCGACCACCGCCTCGGCCGTGGCATCGGCCAGCGCGACGGTCGGCGCGGGCGTCGTGGCGGCCGCGGGCGCCAGCCTGGACGTCTCGGCGTCGGGCTCGGCCATCACCACGGCCGCCGCCGGGGCGACGGTGGAGGCGCAGGTCGAAGCGGGGACGATCTCCAGGAGCACCGCGGCCGCCGCCGCCGCGGCGGTCGATCCGCGGGCGATCAGCTACGGCCGGGGCGTCCCGCTGAGACCGCGGCCCGCGCGGCCCGCGTAACGCAGGCGTGACGCTGCGCCTCGCAGCATGAAGGCGGTGCCGGACCCCCTGACGTCCGGCGGCTCCGTAGTGAGGTGAGAGGCCATGGCTGTGCACGTCAACGAGATGCACACCGACGTCCGCCCGCCCGACCCGCCCGAGCAGGCAGGCTCCGGCGTTCCCGACGGAGGACCGAGCGGGCGGACGGCGGACGAGGTCTGGCGGGAGTCGCGCAGCCGCGCCGAGTGGCTGTACCAGCGCACGGCCGCGGAGGGCTTCGATGACTGAGCCGATGGTCGCGCCGGCCGGGCCGGTCTTCTCCATCGACGGCCAGCAGGTGCCGAGCATGGCCCGCGACTGCGCTCACCTGGAGATCGAGGAAGGGGTCGAAGGGCTGCGCACGCTGCGACTGCATCTTTTCGCCACCGGGACCGGCGCCACCGGCCCGCAGGACCGCATGATCTGGCTCGACGGCGGCGTCGTCGACTTCGGCAAGCGGCTCGTCGTGTCGGTCGGCCCGGACGCTAACCAGCGAACCGTGTTCGACGGGACGATCTCGGCCATCGAGGCCCTGTTCGACGACGGCCAGCCCCCGATGGTCGTGCTGATGGCCGAGGACGCGCTGATGCGGCTGCGGATGACGCGCCGGATGCGCTCCTACCATCAGGTGACGGACGGCGACATCGCCTCGGCCCTGGCGGACGAGCACGGGCTGCAAGCCCAGGTCGACGTCGACGGCCCCGAGTACGACGTCGTCCAGCAACTCAACCAGAGCGACCTGGCCTTCCTGCGCGAGCGGGCCAGGCTCGTCCAGGCCGAGCTGTGGTGCGAGGGGCGCACCCTGCACCTGAGCTCGCGGCCGCGCCGGTCGGGGACCCAGCTCACCCTGGTCCAGGGCAACCACCTGCTCTCGGTGCGGCTGTGCGCCGACCTGGCCCACCAGCGCACCGAGGTCACGGTCACCGGTTATGACGCCCAGAACAAGGACGTGATCGACGAACGGGCGGCCGGCGACGTCATCTCGGCCGAGATCACCTCGGGACGGACCGGCCCGCAGATCGTCGAGCGCGCGCTGGGCAGCCGTGCCACGCTGCGGGTGCGAGAGGCCGCGCTCGCATCGACCGAGGCCAGCGCCTGGGCTAAGGCCGAGATGCTGCGCCGGGCGCGGGGATTCGTCTCCGTGGTCGGCACCACGAGGGGAACGCCCGATCTCATGGTGGGGAGCAGGCTCACCCTGCAACAGGTCGGCGCGCCGTTCGAAGGCGGCGGCTACTACGTGACCCGGCTCCGGCACACCGTCGACCTGGTGCGCGGGCTGCGCACCTGGTTTGCCGCCGAGCGGGCGACCGTGAACGCGGTGGCATGATGCTGCCTCATCCTGCGGACGGCTCGGCACCTGGCTACTACGGGGTCTTCCCGGCGATCGTGACCGACCTCGTGGACCCGGACAGCCTGGGGCGGATCGAGGTGCGATTCCCCTTCCTCGGTTCCGACGGGGACCGCGACGTACGGGCGTGGGCGACGCTGTGCACCCCGTACGCCGACGACAACCAGGGCCTGGCCATCCTGCCCGAGGTCGGCAGCCAGGTGGTGGTCGCGTTCGAGGCGGGCAACCTGCGCCGGCCGTACATCGTCGGCAGCGCCTGGAACGGGACGACCACCCTGCCGCACGATCCCGAGCAGGCCAACAACATCCGCCTGCTGCGGAGCCGGGCCAACAGCCGACTGGAGTTCGACGACTCGGCGGGCGCCGCCAAGATCACCATCAGCACGAACCAGGGTCACGAGGTGGTGCTCGACGAGAGCGCCATGGAGATCACCATCCGGCATGCCGGCGGTTGCGTCGTCCGGCTGACCGCGACCGACGTGGAGATCCAGGCGAACGCCACCGTGTCCGTGACCGCGCCGACGGTCCAGGTCACCGCGCCCGTCTCGACCTTCAGCGGCATCGTGCAGTGCCAGACGCTGATTGCCGAGGTCGGCGTCGTGTCGCCGTCCTACACGCCCGGTGTCGGGAACCTGTGGTGACCGGCTTCGTGCTCCGCGCGCCGTGGTACGTGCGCGAGCGGCTGAAGGCCGGCGTGCTGGATCCGGTCGCCTTCCGGCCGGCCATCCAGATGTACGACGGCACCGACTTCGTCCAGCGGCTGCTCAGGGACCCGCGTGATTCGCTGGCGGTCACGCCGGGCGACTACTGGTCCTATCCCGTCCCGGTACCGCCGACGGTCCAGAAGGCACAGGCCGGACGGCTGCGCCTGGCCACCCACCAGCTGGTGCACACGAAGCTGCGCAAGCTGTACCAGCCCAGCCACAACCGCTTCTACGTCGTGGTGGCCGAGGTGCTGTGCGACCAGCCGGGGCTTCCCCGGGCCGGCCGGCACGACGACTTCGACGTCGCGTTCGTGATGCGACGGCACCGCACGTCGGTCACCGGGGAGCGCGGCCCGACCCGGCAGCTGGCCCGCCGGCTCATGCTCGACCTCGCCAGCGCGCAGAGCGTCAGCGTCGACGACAGCCGTCCCCCGCCCGAGGACGTGCGCGACCTGTGGTGGGCCGATCACGTGTGGCACCAGTTCGAGCAGGACAATGGCGACTTGATCGCCCAGATCACGGTGGACACCGAGCATCAGGGCTGGTTCGTGTTCGGCGACGGATCCGCGGACTGGCGCAACCTCGACGACCCCGCCGTCGGCCCCGGCGTCTCCGGCGTCCGCGAGGAAACGATCCGGATGGTCCGGCTCCCCCGCGCCCAGGGAGACTGTGACGCGGCGGCGACCCGGTCGACCTGGTTCGGCGTCATCCCGACGTTCTCCGCCGAGCACCACACGGTCCGCGGGCATTCGTGCCCCAAGCTGGACGACCGGGCGATCTACGAGGTGACCTGCCTCGTCACGCTCAAGCCGAAACCGGGCCACGCGCACTGCCCGCCGACGGTGTTCCTGGGCACCCCGTCCGAGGCGTTCCGGCTGGCCTCGCCGATGGACCCGGAGGGCACGAGCAAGCGCATGACGTCCATCACGCTGCCCGACCTGCGCCGGCTCGCGGCCCGCGCCGGGGAGCCGATGGGCCCGGGCGGGGTCCAGATCGCCACTCCGCCCAAATCGCAGCTCGTGGCCAACCCGTTCAAGGGCATCCCCGGCAGCGGGGACGGGGCGGTCGGCACGGGCGGCGGGGCGTGCACGTTCGCCCTCGAGCTGTTCTTCATAGTGGCGTTCTTCCTCTTCCTGATGTTCCTGCCGATCGTGGTGTTCGCCTTCCAGCTGTGGTGGATGCTCGCGCTGCGCTTCTGCATCCCGCCGGGGGCGTCGCTGAGCATCGTTAGCCAGTTCTTCGCCGCCGGTCACGTGCTCGCTGACGTCGAGCTGGACGCCACGGTCAGTGCCGCTTTCGACCGGCAGTTCGGCACGGACAGCGCGCAGCTCGCGGACCACACCGACGGATGGTCGACCCAGCTGGAGAAGGCGAAGGACCGGTCCGGGACCCCGATCTTCGCCGGTGACCAGGCGTTCGTCAAAGCCCTGCTTGCGGGCACCGACGCCAACCAGGCCGTACCCGACCAGCCGCCGCCGCTGGAGTCGAAGCCCGCTGATCCCCTGTGCCCGCCGGGCTAGACCCGGCCGTAGCGGACCGACCCGGTGGTGACAGGCCAGTGACGAGGACCGCCTAGCCTGCGAGACGAGCGACCGGTTTCCGGCCGCCGCGACGTCCGGGAGGCCGCGTGGGATCGCCGCAGCGTGCTCACAAGCCGGCGCCCAAGGTGAGCCGGACCACCGACGCGGACGAGGCGCGGGCGGATCGGGTGGCCGACCAGCTCACCGCGGGCGTGTGGCTCCCGGTAAGCCCGGCCCCCGGCATGCCCTCCGGCCTGCGGCCGGCCTTCCCGCTGCCTGGCCTGCCCAGCCAGCCTCCGGCCGGCTCGTCACCACTGGTCCGCGGTCTCGGACCGGGCAAGGCCCTGGGCCCGGAGGTCCGTGCGGCGATGGAACCGCAGCTGGGATACGATCTCGGTGCGGTCCGGCTGCATACCGGCGCAAGCGCCAGCGACGCGATGAACGCCGTTCACGCCAACGCGTTCGCGCTGGGTGAGCACATCGCGATCAGCTCGGCTGATGCGCATCCCACCTCGACGGCAAGCTGGCGGCTGCTCGCGCACGAGCTCGCGCACGTGATCCGGCCAGGCCCCGAACCGGTGATCCGCCGCAAGGGCGACGGCGACGTGTGCGAGGCCCCGCCCGGCGAGCAAGTGAGCTGCGAAGCGGGTCAAGACCTCCCTCAGGCTGAGGTCCAGACGACATCGGCGGCGCCAGCGGCCGAGCCGGAGCCGCCGCCCGCGGAGCAGGTGCCAGCACCGGATCAGACCGGAACCGCCGGCGACACCGCCGCGGATCAGGCCCTGGTCGCGGCACACGCCCGGCAGCTGCGCCGGGTCTTCTGGGACAAGACGGCGTTCGTGGCGTCCATCAACCGATCGGGGCCGGAGATCAGCGACTCCCTCGCCGGGTACGACGCCGAGATCACCCAGCGGCTGGCCAGCATCCGCGCTCTCGGCGTCCGGCTGCCGGCTGCCCAGGTGGTTGAGCGGGTTCTCACCGGCGGCAGCCTCACCGAGCTCAGTCCCCGGCTGCGGTACGAACCGGCCCAGGGTCCGTACCAGCAAGGCCAGGCCCTGCGGTTCGTCGTCGAGGTCGAGTACGTCCCGCGCACCGACCCGGTCCGGGTCGACTGGACGGGGGAGCTCGAAGGCGGCGGCGGCCCCTTCCCGATGGTTGACCCCGAGGCCCGCGACACCGAGCTGCTGCTGGACTCCACGTTCTGGTTCCGGGCCGTGCCGTTCATCCTGGCGGGGGAGCGCAAGCTGACGGTCATCCCCAGCCTCAGCGTCGGGCCGCAGCTGATCGCCGCACCCGACCTGAAGGTCAGCCTGCCGATCCAGCCGTACCGCTACGAGTCCGAGGAACCACTCCGGATGACGATGCGCGGCGGCATGATGACAGGCCCGGTCACCGCCCGGGCCCTCGCCGGATCCGCGTTGTCTTTCTCGGTCTCGACCGGCCCGCCCGGTGAGCAGTACACCATGCAGTGGTCCTGGGTGAACCTCGACCGCAACGATCCCTTCCCTGGCACGCCGTTCGGGCTGCACCACGAGGCATCCTCCGTGGTCGAGCTGACCCTCTCCGATCCGGGCCAGTACGCCGTGATCGCCCGGATCGTCCCGGCCACCAGGACCCCCTGGGAGATGTGGCCGGTGGATCCCGGGCACGCGCTGCCGACCGCGGCGCTGCAGGTGCACGTCGGCACGCTCGCGGAATGGGGCTCGCTCGCCCTGGAGCAGCTCACCGCCGAGAAGACCCCGCGGCCAACCGTCACCGAGCTGGGGGAACGACTCGACGCCGAGGCCCGGGAGAACGAGCTGCTCGCGTCGCGGGCGACCTCCGAGGACCGGGAGCACTATCAGAAGGCGGCGGAGCAGCGCCGGACGATGGCCTCGGCGCTGCAAGACCGGATCGGTGCACCGGTCTCCACCGTCCAGCCGTTCCCGGCCACCGATGCCGACTTCGGCGCCGGGGTGTACGCCACGGCCGTGCCGGCGTCGCTGGTGATCGCGAACAGCGCGACTACCCCCGGCGGCGGGATCCAGCCGCTGACGCTCTACCTGACCATGCGGCGCACCAGCATCGGGTTCTCCGCCGTGCTGATCGACGCGACGACCAAGGACATGTCGCCCTACCCGGGGACGGGCGCCGGGTCGCGGGAGGCCGCCGACGCTGCCTTCCAGCGCTGGCTGGAACGGAACCCCTACCCCATCGAGGGGCTCGTGGTGTACCGGTACGTGCTGCCGGATCAGACGATCCTGCGCGGCCGGTTCACGACCACGACCCGCGAGAAGGAGATCGAGAAGTTCATCGAGGACATCCTTACCATCGGCGGATACGTCGTGGCCGTACTGCTGCTGCTCGCGCCCGAGGCAACGGTCACCAAGGCGCTGGGGCTGGGGATGCTCGGACTCGGTGTCGGGTACGGGATACACCGGATAAGCCGGAACGTCGAGCTGGGGGTCGGAGCATTCGACTCCCGCAACGTCCTGGAAGCGATCGGCATCCTCGGCTCGGCCGTCGGCATCGGCGGCTCCGCCCTGCGGTCCGCGGGCCTGCGGGCCGCGCGGCCGCTCATGTACCGGGCCGGCAACTGGATGGTGATGTCGACCCTCGCGGCCAACGCCGGGACGCTCACCTACGTCGGCATCGAGAGCTACGACATGCTCCGCGCGTCGCTGGCGGACCCGAATCTCAGCGATTCCGCCCGGATCGCCCTCCTGGCCCGGACCGCCGGGCAGCTGCTGTCCCAGTCGGTGATGGTGGTAGTGGGGGCCAAGGACATGCTGCGCGGCGGACTGCGCAGCTCCGACTTCTTCGCCACCCGCGCTCCCGGCCTGGCCGACCTGCCGGTGCTGGAGCCGACCGCCGGCCGCCCCGTGGTGGAACTCGATCCGGGCAGCCGGATCGACCTGCAGGCCGAGCTCGTCCGCCGCGGCGCCACCCCGGCTGAGGTGACACAGCTCAGCGACACCGCGCTGGTCGCCCAGCTGCGCAGTGTGCAGCAGGGCGCGATGCGCGGTCCCGAGGTCTACCCGCGGGCACCGGCTGAGCTCCCCGGGCCGCAGCGCGAAGGCGTCGTCCGGGCTGTCCAGGACCATACCGGGCCGGGCGTGACGGTCGAGAAGATCCTGTCCGCGACCACCCTGAAGATGAAGGTCGACGAGACGCCGGTCGAGGTGCGGGTGCGCTTCGAGGCGCCGCCGCCGGCCACCGGGGTGCACGGCGCCCGCTCGGGACCAGGCCGGATCCGGATCGACTACGACACCCTGGTCCGCCAGTGGGTGGCGGAGGTCGACATCGATCCGCACCTCTCCGAACGCGACGCCGGGCTGCTGCTGCGCGAGGAGATGGATGAGGCCAGTGAGATCGTCCGGCGGCTCAACGCGCGGATCACCGGCAAGCAGCCGCTGCGCGGCGGCAGCCTGCGGCGCGCGATCGAGGCCGAGCAGCGCGCCAGCCTCGCCCGGGGTACGGTGATCAGCGAGACCGAGACTGCCCACGACGTCTCGTCGTTCCGGACGCTGGGCCGCATGTACGACGAGGCGCAGCGTACGGGAGCGCTGGACGACTGGGCGATGCTGGACCGGATGCTTATTGAGATGGGGTTCAACCCCGTCCTGCCCGACGCCCGGGTGCGCGCGGCGCTGGGCCGGGCGCTCGGGGGCGGGGCCGGGGCCGACCGGCTGGCCGCCTACATCTGGGAGGGCGGTTTCAAGCGGCCCGAGATCCAGGTGCCGTCGGCGGCAACGCACGATCCGCGGGTGGTCGAGCAGGTCCGTGCCTACACCGATGCGCTGGCGGACTACCGCGCGGACCGGCGCGGACCGGCGTCCGCCCGGCTTACCGCCATCGAGCAGCTGGCCGCGGCCGCCCACGGCGCCGCCCGCCTGGACGTCGGCGCGCTGGTCAGGGAGGGCATGCCACGTGCAGCCGCGGAGCAGATCGTCGCGGCGGCCGGCGGCGCGAACCCCTACGCGCACCTCTACGACGTGCTGCTCACCTCGTTCGAGCTGCGCCGCATCCTGACGGACACACCGGATGTCGCGGGCCGCCGGTTCATCGTCACCGGCGCGGATGGCCTCCCCCGGCCGCCCGTCGCCATCGAGGCGCTGAACGCCGGGGGGCCGCCGGACCTCATCCCGTTCGCCGAGTTCATGCGCCGGATGGATGCCACCGGGGTTACCCCGACCGTGCAGAGGATGGGTGGTGCCGACGGGGCCGGCTGGGTCCAGTGGGAGTTCACGGAGCCCGGCGGGGCGAGCAGCCGGGTACGGCTGGACCTGCCGGGCATAGAGGCCCAGGCCGGCGGCGGGCGCGGCTATTTCTTCGAATCCGCCCAGAACATGCACGCCGGCGCGACCTTCACCCCGGCCGGCCAGAGTCAGTCGCTGCCGATGTCGGCCGGCGGGGTCGAGGTACTGCCCAACATGGCGGGCGCGCACATCAGGATCGTGCCCGACGCGACGATGATCCGCCGACTCACCGCGCTCGGCGTCGGGCCCGAGGGCCAGCGGCTGAGCGACGTGCTCAGCCGCCGGAACCTGTGAGCCAGCGCAACGGAACGGTGACGCGGCGCGGGACACCATCGGGGACATGACCGGATCGATCGCGGACCAGTGGCTCGGGACGGGACTGCGTTTCCCGCTGCGGCCGGATCCGGTGACCGGGAACCTCGGGACCGTCGACGGGATGGCCCGGATCCGCCAGTCGATCGAGCAGATCCTGGACACCGAGCCCGGTGAGCGCATCATGCTGCCGGGCTTCGGGTGCGGGCTGCGGCGCTACCTGATGGAGCCCAATAACCTCACCACCAGGACCGCGATGAGCCAGGACATCGAGACGGCGCTGACCACGTGGGAGCCCCGGGTCCGGCTCGACGCCGTCACGGTGACGCCGGACGACGACCTGACGGTGCTGTGGATCGAGATCTCGTACGTGCGGTTGTCCGACCTGCGGCCTGACAACCTCGTCTACCCGTTCTACCTGAGGTAGGGGCCGATGGCGCTGATCAGCCCGATCCTCGACGACCGGAGCTTCGCGCAGCTCAAGGAGGAGCTCCTCCGGCGGATCCCGGTGTACACGCCGGAATGGACGGACCACAACGAGACCGACCCTGGCATCGCGCTGCTCGAGCTGTTCGCGTACCTCGGCGAGTCGGTGCTCTACCGGTTCAATCAGATCCCCGAGACGACGAAGATCGAGTTCCTCCGGCTGCTCGGCGTCCAGGCCCGGCCGGCCCGCCCGGCTACCGCTATCATCGCCGGCACCACCACGCTGGCCGCCGGCGTCCAGATCCCGCTCGGCACCGCCGTCTCCGCCGGCCAGGTGCCGTTCCGCACCAGCGGCGAGACCTACGTCTGGCCGCTTGACTGCGTCGCGGCCGGCAAGTTCGCCGCGCCCGACCTGGCGGAACCGCCGGCCGGCGACGACGCCGCCGCCGCCAGGTACCGCGCCGAGAAGGCACGGCGCGACGATGCGCAGGCGCGCGCGGGCCTGACGCCGCCGCAACCCGCCACGTTCTACGTCACCACCCAGCTGGCCGCCGACCCGAACAACCCGGATACGGCATCCCTCGACGTCTCGGCCACCCTGGACGGCTTGCTGTGGATCGCGGTCCTGCGCGAGAAGACCACCGACCTGGCGCAGCTGCGCGACCAGAGCCTGTTCCTCGGCCTGGCTTTCGACGAGGCGGTCGACCGGCCCTTCGACCTGCGCCGGCTCAGCCCGGGCCAGGCCGACGCCTTCCGCAGCGACAGCGACGGCCTGACCTCCGCCCCTCCCCCGATGGTGTGGAAGCTGTGGAACGGCCCCGATCGCGATGCCGTCACGCTCTCGGTCGGCAGCGATACCACCCGGGGACTGGTCACCAGCGGGGTGGTCGAGCTTCTCATGCCGCACCAGCTGCCTGATCTCGCTACCCTGCCGCCGGCCAGCGGGGACCAGGCCAGCCCGCCCCCGCTGGCCGACGCGCAGCAGGCGGCGTCGGTGGTGGCCTGGCTCAGCGTCGGCCGGCCCGCGGGCGTCCATCTCAACGACCCGATCCGCAAGGTGCGCTGGGTGGGGCTCAACGCCGCCCCGGTCGTCCAGTCCCGGGTGGCCGGCCCCGAGCTGCTCGGCACCGGAACCGGCGACGCCGACCAGCGGTACCCGCTCGCGCAGGTGCGGCCGCAGGCCGCGGCGCCGCAGGCCGGGACGACGGTGCTGCCGGGCACGACCGTGCTCCAGGTCGAGGAGCCCGACGGGTGGCACACCTGGCAGGAAGTGGACAGCTCCGTCGTCAGCCGGGCCACCGACCGGTACTACGTGGTCGACTACACCGGCGGCGCCGTCGAGTTCGACGGCCTCCGGGTACCGCAGCTGGGCGAGCGGATCCGCACCCTCAGCTACGAGTTCTGCGCCGGCACCGCGGGCAACGTGCCGGCCAGCGCGATCAAGGGGCTGGCGGACGTCGGCGGGGTGAAGGTGGCCAACCCGCTGCCCGCGTCCGGCGGGCTGGACGCCGCGAGCCTGACCGACGCCCTCGACGCCATCCCGGCGGAAATCCACCGCCGGGACCGGGCTGTCGTCGCCGCCGACTTCGGCGAGCTCGCCCTCGAGCTGACCGAGGTGGCCCGGGCCGAGCCGTTGCCGCTGCTGCATCCCGACAGCCCGGCCATCCAGGCCGCCGGGGTGGTCAGCGTGGTGATCTTCCCGAAAGAGGACCTGACCGACCCGCAGTTCCCGCTGCCGGGGCGCGACCTGCTCCGCCAGGTCGCGCAGTACCTGGACGAGCGCCGGCTGGTGACGACAGAGCTGTACGTCATCCCGCCGACGTACCGCGCGATGGCGGTCGCGGTCGGCCTGGCCGTCCACCCCGGTTACCAGGTGGACGCCGTGCGGCGCTGGGTGGATCAGCTGCTGCACCAGTACCTCGCCCCGCTGCCGCCGTTCGGCCCGGACGGCGCGGGCTGGCCGATCGGCCGCACCGTGCGCCGGGCGGAGCTCGAGGCGGTCGTCGTCCAGGTCGAGGGCGTCGAGTACGCGACCGGCCTGACCCTCGCCCTCGACGACGACGGGACCTACACCGAGGTCGACGAGGTGGTCCTGGACCGCTGGCAGGTCCCCCAGCTGACCGCTTTCACCGTGGTCGCGGGCGACCCGCTGAAGCCAGGCAAAGGTTACGACCCGGCGCCCACCGGGCCGTTCGTGCCGTTGCCCCCGGACGTGTGCTGATGACCACGGCACGAGGCATGAGCCTGCTGGTCCAGCCGGATCAGTGGGCCCGCTGCGCGCACACGGGCACCACGCTCCTGCCCGGCGGAGGCGTGGAGCTGACCTGGGACGACCCGGCAGGCGAGGCGCCGGGGAGGACCTGCGGACCGGAATGCTCCAGCCAGCGGACCTGCCGGCACCAGCCCGGCGGCGGCGCGGCGGGCTCGTGGCCAGCCGCCGCGGGCCTGGCCTTCGACCGCTGGTGCCGCGCCTACCGCAGCCGTCCCGCCGACGGCCGCGTGGACGTGACCGGCGATCAGGAACCTGAGCCGCCGCCGGCGCCCGCGTCCCATGCGGCCGGGTCCCGGCCGCATGGCGACGGGCTGCGCTGGCCCGCCGGCCTCGCGGTGGACCGCCGGGACCGGCTGTACATCGCCGAGACCGGGGCCGGCGCGGTGCACGTGACCGACCTATGGGCCGAACGGGTGCTGCGCAAGGTGCCCATCCGCGGCGGCCGGCCGCTGGACGTCGCGGCCGACTGCGGTCGAGCCGTCGTGCTGACCGACGAGCCCGGGCTGGTCCTCGTGAACGGCCGCCGCGGGCCGCAGCCC